AGTTTTTTCCCTTATAAAAGTTTTGCCAAGCTTTGCAACCATGCCGGAAACTTACATCACAATTACTCTGAAGGGTGGAAACGGCCCTAACAAAGCCACGAAGCCTGACATCGTATATCTGCCATCACAGCACGCGCTTACACGCGTGAACCCAAATCAAACATCTGAATCCAACCCCACGCTAAGCCAGTATCTCGCCGGAAAACTCGCGATTGATGAGGAATACCTCTTGTCTTGGACGACTAAGGGCTTAATGCTACTGAAACACGCGAAATCAACAACGGACAACTTCCCAGGAGCAGGCAGTATCTTCGTCGAACTACTGCCATTCGAGATGAGCGTTGAATTCCTACTCGCTATGTACAACGAGTTCAAGGAGTGCACGAAAGACTTAATCCGCATGCGAGGTGAAAGATCAATGAATGAGATACGTGATTTTGTTCGCGTCACAAACTTCGATCAGCTCCAACGATCAGCCGCATTCATCTACGTCGGCTTGATCATAACGCGCTTAATGACCTCGTCAACCGTTGTTGATGACGTACTTCTTAACATGCATTCCGCCGCTCTATACTGGGATGACTTCTCGGTATACACGGCATTCTCGAGCCCACGTGATTTATGGCGTAAGATGTTTGAGGAAACGCCATTAAAGAATCTTCTCGTAGCCGCGCCAGTGACAGACGATTTTGCGATAGGTTATACAGGATCAGGCCTATGTCGTATCAAGATGATGCGATTCATGGGTGGTGGTGCACATGAGAGGCTTCAAGGTGGTGGGATGCTCAAAGTAAAACTTGAACGTTCTCACGACTCAAGGAGCGCTATGCCAACCAAGAACCTTACTGATGAAGTGAATCGTGTCTTTGGAGCCACGATGGAAATGTCAACATCCACGACACCTGAAGCATTCGCTGATGTCTTCGTCGCACCACAATCTCAACGTAGACAGCCACCAAAGCCAGCTCCAGGTGGATCAAAAACTAAATCAACCCAACAGCAGAAGCCTTCCACATCTGGGGAAGCGCCACTTCAACCCAAGCCACCACAGCCACCACGCGTGAGTGATAAAATATTGAACGACCCACTACTTGAGCAAGGGATCTCAAGTTCCGATGAAAACGACAACTAATTCTCATTTGGGGCACAAGTTTAGGCATGTACCTCTGATGATGGCTGAGTACAACGTGGAGTAATTATGGTTGACCATTAAAGGTATATGTTTAAATTTGTGC